TCACCGTACTTGTCTGATCCGTTATCCGCAGCGACCAATTCGGACTCGGGATTAAACGTAATGACGGGCCTGCGTCCAGTGATAATGCCGTAGCAGTATCCCGCAGCAGTCGATGCGTCCTCTAACAAATGGATTTCGTTGCCGGAATCAAACGTCACCTGCTCAACCTTCTGTGCCACTGCATTCCAAGTTACCGTTGCTGAACCAAACCGCAACGCTGCATCGGTTGGATAGGTCGGAGCAATAATCGCAGAATCGGTAACGGGCTGCCAAACGCCCTGGAACTCCCAGTCAATAGTGACCATTCGGCCAGCAGGCATGGTCATTTTGAAGTTGCCAACCGCACCGGCAAGCACCTTATACATTCCGTTTTGAAATGCTCCGATGGTCAAAGTCTTGACGTTTGATCCAGGTGCTTCGGAAGTGGGGTAATAAACCTGCGTTGATTCGACGTATCCGCAACCAGGCAGCAGCACAGATGCCCAAGTTGGGACTGTTGACCCATCCCAACCAACGTCCGTCTTAAACGAGATTGAACCTTTCCTTGCTCCAGGCGATCCGACCAATGAATCAAAAGACGCTTGCCCTGGACGTTCTTCGACTTCGATCTCTGCTTGAACCATCACATTGTAAGCGTTAAACGCTCCTTCCGATGCTGTCAGTGATTCAGCGGTGCCATTAGTAGTTTCAACTTTGGCGGCAAGTGTTCGTAACTTCTTCAACAATGGCATGTCACTGCCTCCTTGTAAGGTTTATTGATTGGGCAAGTCTTTCGACTTCAAATTCGTCACTGAACATTTCTTGCATTGTTTGCTGCAATGCTCGGAGTGTTTTGCCTTGTGCTTTGATCCGCAATGCAATGCCATCACCGCTCGACTCGATTGCAATACTTCTTGGTCGCAATCCTTCCAAGCTATCGCTTTCCACGATGTCACAAACACCAATGAAACCATTGCTTGCGTTTACCTTTCCAAGACGCTCTTTAACTAAATCAACCCCTGACTCCGCAGCAGATTGACTCTTATCTTTTCTTGTATTTCTTTTGCGAGTCTTTGACTGACTTTCTTTCTCATCACTGGGTCCATGCTGTTGAAAACGTAAATTGCCCACGGTGATACTCCATCTAATCTTGTTATCGGTGTCCTTGTGTATCCAGTTCGCTTGAACGCATGACCGTTGAGGCTTGCTGCCAGTTGCCCTGGGCGTGGCCCCATAAATCCGCCGGGAACAGTTTTTCTTCCACGTTGCTTATCAATTAAGTATGAAACGCCTTTTTTGTTTTGTCTTGTCCCTCGGAAGTCTTTTAAGCTCGGTCTGCCAGTAGCGGCAAGGATCGACATTGCTTGGAGCGTTGTCTTGTTTGATTTAATCTTCTTGAGGTTCTTTTTGATATTCTTCTGGCTCATGTTAATTCGCTTACCGATCGCTTTTGCTTTTTGCGATGCGGTAAACGTCAGCGTCTTATTGATCGCTGAGTTAAGTTGGTACGGCATCTTCTTTGATGCTTGACCAAGGGATCGCTCAAGTGCTTTCAACCCTTCCGCTTGAATCTCCATGGCTTACCTCGTTGTGTACGGATCGGTTTCGGAAACTCGGTACGTCACAACAAGAGGAACATTCGCACCGTCAAAGCTGCCATCGGTGTCGATATTTTCTATTTGTCGAATCTGGGTATCAATCGCAAGCCCACCCATCGTATGCCACAAGCTATAGCTGGTGATGGTTCTAATTACCTCGGAGGTCATCAGGTTTGTCCATTCCTCGACTGGAACTGGATCTAACTCGCTTGGCATAACATGGCAGCGAAGGTTGTATTGCTGATCGTATGCGACCGCAGGAGGGTTCCCAACAAAACTTAACTCATCGTTCCGTTCTGGATTCTCTTGCGTCATCACTACTTGCAGATGTTTTGGTGTCCATCCACCAAGACGCTTTGGGCGAATCACTTCCGATAGCTGGATTGAGTCATCTCGACCAGCTTCCAGCCGTTTCAAACGGTCAAATATCTCAACCGCTATTCGTTCAACTATCGGTCGTTTTGCTGTTAGCGGCATTCCAGCACTAGCATCCCGTGGTCTTGTGTCATCAACCGTGTGATGGTTTTTCTTTCCGCAGCCTTGCCATCTCTCGGCGGAAGTCCTATCTGGTCGCCACCGATATCAAGCTCATCACTGCTAATCCCGTCTGTCGAATCATTCTCAACATGCACTTCATAAACGGGGAGAACGGTATCACCGTCCTCCCCCAAAACCGTTATGGACTCCCGTATCACTACAGCACTTATTGAACGCTCAGACCGGGAAGTGGCGTTGTAATAAGTGTGCGGATAGTAGGTAACGGTTTCTGCAAAGTCATCGGTGGAGAGAAACACCAATGACGCATCAGTTTCTATTTGACTTCGAAGAGTCATCGTTACCTTCGTGAACGAATCTTAATGTAGTCAATCACAACGCTGTCGGTGTTCGTGTCGGCAGTCTTTTGGATCTGCACGAACGGTTGAAGCCCAGCGGCGTAATTGCTCATATCAAACGTAGTCGAAGCCGCAACCCGAGCCCCGTCAATGTAGAAGCGAACGTCATCAGTGCCAGCGGCAAAGCTAATAACAAACTTCTTATACGCATTGATCAGAGTCGTGCCAGTGGCAACGTCATCGTTGTTGTTCGTTCCATCGTCGCTTTCGACTACCACGTTGGTAGTGCTATCAGCACCGATAACACGGAACAAAGCCTGCTCACCGATAGTGTCAATCGCATCGTTGCGGGCAGAGGACAAGCCAAACGCCACCATTGAGGCTGCGTCAATCGCAGCTTGTCCCATTTTCACACGCAATTCAATGTCGATCAGATTGTCAATGTCGTAGTTCAACACATCGCTCTGGAACAAGCAGACGTTTTGAACCTCCGACTGACTATCAAACGCAAGCGTCGCTTCGCCGTTGATTCCGCCAACCGTATAGGTCGGAGTACCAGCAGACGAAGTATCCGCAATGTCCCACATATCGTTTCCGGCAGGCGATGCCGTCAACGTCATGGGACCAAGGAAGTCCTCGCAGAACTCCACAAAATCTTGAATACCAGCCATAACCTAATTCCTTAAAAAGTAAAACGATTCTCGCATTCCGCTACGTTACTGGTTACGCACCAGCGTTCTTGTAAAGCCCTCGGAAGTCGATTGCGGCAACGCCAAACGTCTGGCGAACCTTGTACTTGTAAACGTCCTTGTCGAAGTCCCACTCATTCTCAAGCACTGGCGATTCCTCGCCTTGCAAGAAACTAAGCTCAACCGTGTCGATCTGGTTTGCACTTGCTGCCAAGTACCAAGCAGTCGTGCTGTTACCGTCCAGCACAGGCTCGGCAACCACTCGCAGCGGTCGTGAACCGTTTGGACCGTAGATGTTCAGCGTGTTGCTGTTGAAGTTTGGACGGGTCGCATCTTCGGTAGACGCTGCCGCATTGCTTGGATCAGCAATCGAACCGACAACCTGCAACGCAGTCGCCGCAGCAGCAGCCGGAACAATCAGATACGATGGCTGAATGTTCAGGATCGCATCGCTGGTAGTTCCCAGCCCCTTCATCGTCATCATCGACGTGAAAGCGGTGTTCAAGGTTGCAACGCTAATCGCTGCACCGCTTGCGGCAAGGTTTGAGTGACCACCCGCAGTCGTCTGTGCGGTCGTGTTAAACAACGCACCAGTGTCAGCCATCGTTGCATTGGCAGTCAGCACACCGTAAACAGCAGCGTTTTGCTTTCGACGGCAAGCGTTCCCCTGCATCGCAGGGATTCGGCTAATTGCATCGAGGTCATCGTTGACAACGGTTTCCCATGACACGGTGAAAACCGAACCATACTTTTCCACCTTGTAACTTTCCTTCGCATCACTCATCGGTGACTCGGGATAGTCGTGGTTCTCTGGCACAACTTCCGGGTTCGCAACTTCGGAGAACCGAATGCGATTGATCGCCTTGAAGTCGGCAACACTTGACGCTTGGCGAGCCCAGATACTCCACGTATAAGGTGCTTCGTCATAAGCGGCGAGCAGCGTCTTGTTCGCAGCGTCCAACATCAACTGCGAAAAACTGCCAGTCGTATGGTACGCATCACGTTGGATGTTAAAGCGATTCATTGCACCGGGATGACCCATCGCAACCATAGCGATGTCACGGGCGTTCATCTTGTCGGTGTTTCCACCCATGCGTTGCACGAACTTTTCTGCCGTTCGACGCAAGCCAAGATGAGCAAAGTCGCTTGATCCGGCAGAAGGACTATCGACTCGCTTTTGCACTCCTGCGGATTGGTAAGCACGCTGCACCAATCCGTCGCTAGCTGCCTGATAAAACTTATCCGACTCGTCTCGAGTGACATTTACGTTCATGCTTTCACTTTCGGCAGTTTGCCCAATAGCTTTGTTTGCGGCTCGCTCGATGATTGCTTTCCGAGCAGCGTCAAGCGATTTCTCGCTGTTTGCAAGCTCATCAGCAAAGGAGCGTTCAATGTCCAGCTTTTCACAAGCGGAGTAGATTTCACGTTGACGTAATCGCTCGGCCTTTACAGCACGGTCGATGGTCTTTTCAACTTCTTCTTCCGGTACACCGGAATCAGCTTTCTCAACTGCCATTTCTTCATCCTCCTCGGATTCCGGCAACTCAACGGGTTCCGCTTGTTCAACGAGTTCGACGGGTTCTTGCATAGCGGGTTCTTTAGCTGACAGATTGCCAACCACCCAAGCAAGCACTGTGTTTGGGTCTGATAAGTCTTGCGGCATCCCCATTGCTACCAGGGATTGAACTAATGACTCATCCATATCTGCTTCCCTTTTAATATCGGGGATATCAAAATAACTGCGACGAACGACCGACCGTTCATCAGCACCAGTTGCACAAATAGAAGCATCGGTTGGCATCCAGCTCGTTACAACGCTCGCCGGACCCTCAACCACTGTGCCGCTATTTGTCGTGTATGTTTGCCCACGTTCAACGAATACTCCGTCAAGTGGGATTGCTGTAACGCTAAAGTCCGTCAAATGACCTTCTTGCGTTTTGGTCATTGCTTCCTGGCTTCTTGCATCGCTCGCAAAGAACGCATCGCCAACCAGTTCGTCGTTTTCTATCCGCATTCGACGAACGGAACCGAGTACGTTCGCAACGCTGCTGCGGTCGTGACTGTCCACGATTGGCATCTGATTTTTGCCACCACGCAATTTCAACCCATCCATTGTCAGGACTTCACGAATCACCATGTCCCTGGATTCGTCGTATCTATCGACGGGGTTCTCTGTTGCAATTACTGCCGTCATCGGACCGGAATCCGTTTGACGCACGGTGGCTAACCGCATGACCATCTTTTCTTCTGGCACTGGCGTTAGCCTGCTCAGTTTGATTTTGCCATTCTTATTGGGCATCTACTTGCTCCGGTGCTGGAAGTCCATCAAGCGAACCATCCGATGCGTCTTTGATTAGCTCCGCAATCATTGCATCGCCAAGACCCAAACCTGAAAGGAACGTGCGTACTTTTGCTTCGCTAGTAACCCCGGCAATGAACTCGTTCAGCAAATCCTCGATTGCTTTGCGGTTGTTCTGAAACTGCCTGCGTCCCATATCTGCCATTTCACCGCTGCCGGTCGCCATCGGTGCTGCTTCGGTCTTGGCATCAACCTTGGCTTCCTCCAACGTCACCAATCCAAGCTGACGCTTCAACGATTCTTCTTTGGCTCGTTGATGGAATACTTGTCGCCAGTTGCGTCCACGGGAACCAAGCTCGACTTGGTAGGTGCTTTGCAATCCATCAATAGACGCTTGCGAAGCTGCTTGCTCGTTCTGCGGATCGACCCATTCCCATTCAGGCGTTTGCCACTCAACCGGATCTGCGGCCCTGCGGTCGTCCAGTAATTCAGACATTCGAGGGAAGTGCTTAACGCCAGCAAGGGCGGCAGACTCAGTGAATCTATCCCGAACGGGTTGGCAAAGATGGTTGATCAAATAGCGTTGCCAGCAACGGTAACGCCTGCGATCCTCAAGCTGGCTGGTTCTGCTGCTGCTGTAGTTTGTTTTCGAGTAATCCCTGGCAACCACCTCGTAGCTCAAACCCGTGCCAACGGCAATGCCACGGAGCATCAGGTTGATCCAGGGTTCCGAAGCACTATTGGGCCTGCCGGGATTTATCGACTCAATGGACTCCCCAGGACGAAGCCTAGCGACCATTGCTGGTTCGAGGTACTCAAACGTATTCCCGTTGTCATCAACCGTGTCGGCTTCGGTGGACTCCCCAGACAAACCAGGAAACGAACCCTCGGTTTTAATGGCGACTCCAAAGCAGGACGCAACGGCAGAGGCTTGTAATTCGTTATCGACGTAAACGCCAAGATCACGAATCCAAGACATGACTGGTGCAAACCAAGTTACTCCACGGGATTGCCCAACACGATCACGGCGAAACAAGTGCCGTATGTTCTTTGCTTCGATTCTAACTGGCTCACGGTTCCAGCCCTGCGGAGCATTCGGGTGCTGCGGGTAAATCCAATATGCAATCGGCTTGCCAAGCTCATCAAGCTCGACGCCTCTCACGATTCGCTTACCACCATCCCTTGCAATAGCGTAAGTGTCTTTGTCCGCAGCAAGCCTATCAGCTTCGACTAACTCTAAAGCAAACGGAACCGGACGACTGATGCCACGGTATTCTTTGCCACGGGTAGTTACCATGTGGATCAGCACTTCGCCAGCTTCGACGATTTCCCGTTGTGCCATTCGTTGCATTTCATCAAACGTGTATTGCCCGTTGATGTCGCAAACCTCGCACCAACGCTGCCACGTTTCATCTCGAAGCCAGTTTACGTCCTCGATATCTGATCCATCGGACTCTTCGACCATTGATTGAACAGTGATGCCGCATCCGACCACGCTGCTGACGATGGTATCGACAACGCCCCAGGCGTAAGCATTATCTCGTACCAACTTGCGTGACCAAGCCCGCAGCGAGTCCGCACCGAATGGACCAGCAAGCTCGCTGTCCGCAGCTTGGTTTTTTGGCTTTGCGTGATTGGTTAATCGGCTGGATTCGGCACCAGCGTAAGCTCGCATGACTTGGCGAGCTTTAGAACGCTTCGCACGCCACGAAGGAGATAATGCACCAATGACCGAATCAAGTGCTTTAGAA